CTGGGATGGGCGCTGACGATGGGATTGTTCGCGATGCCGGTGGTGTACAGCGACCGGGAGTGGAAGGAGTGCATCGGGGAGAGCTACTACCTGCAACTAGGCCCGCAGGACAAGTTCGGGTGGACGGAGCCGGAGGGGCACGTGTACCAGGTGGCGCTCGAGAACATCGACCGGCTGAAGCAGGAGATTTACCGGGTGTGCTACGCGCTGAACCAGGCGCTGGACCCGGGGCCGAACAACGCGCAGATGACGGGGGTGAGCAAGCAGCGGGACTACCTGATCACGCAGGAAGTTCTAAGAGGGTTCGGCGACCGAGTGAAAGACACGCTGAAGAAGGTGCTACGGGTGGTCGGGAAGGCGCGAGCGGACGAGATCGGGATCGATGTGACGGGGCTGGACGAATTCGATATCGGGGACTTCTCGAGTGAGTTGCAGGACGCGCAGACGTTGTTGGGGCTGGGGATCGATTCGGAGACGTTCCGGACGCAGGTGCTGAAGAGGCTGGCGCTGAAGTACTTGTGTGACGTGCGGCAAGAGGTTAAGGAGAAGATCGCGCAGGAGATCGACGCGAGTCCGGCCGGGCATTGATGAGCTGAGGCTGAGACGGGGAGGCGGGCGCGGCGATCGGCCCGCAGCGGAAGAGCAGATTTGCCGGGGTGAAGCGATGGGGACAGCGAGGCTGTCCCCATTTTCTTTTGGCCGGCCGTATCAACCAGCAATGGAACGACGAAGGAGAGAGACCCCATGGGGCAGGACAGCAACGCGCTCTCGCCGGGCGGGAACGACACGCGCGGGATGATCCGCAGCGTGATCGAGGAGTACCTGAGCTCGGAACGGCGCAGGGCCGAGCCCGCGTATCAAGCCGAGCTGACCGATGAGCGCCAGCGGCGAGAGCAGCTCGAGCGGCAAGTGAACCAACTGGTGGAAGAGAACCGCAAGACGAAGAGGGAGGTGGAGGAGGGCGACCGGGTGACGCGGATTCGCGGCGAGCTGCAGCGACTGGGCGTGACGAAGCTGGACCTGGCCTTCAAAGCGGTGAAAGACGAGATCCAGCGGGCGCCAGACGGAAGCCTGGTGGCGAAGACGCCGGAGGGCGAGATTCCGATCAAGGATTACCTGAACCAGTTCGTTCAGGACAATCCCGAGATTCTGCCGGCGCGGATGGCGGGAGGGTCCGGAATGCTGCCGCCGCCCCGCAGCGGCGCGGGCGCGAGCATCGACCTGGATTCAATCCGGCCGGGGATGAGCGCTGAGGATATGCAAAGGGTGCGCGAGCAGATCGCCCGGGTCGCGATGCAGACCCTGCGGGGCGAATAGGGCGGGGCAAGTGAAGTCCCGCGGTGATCAAGAAAGGAAAGGACAAGGAAAAGAAAGATGCCGATTATAACTTCCGCCAACCTGGCGAGTGCGATTGTGAAGCTGGTGGCCGCCGATGCGCTGCCCACGCTGATGGGCAACCTGGTGATGGGCAACCTGGTGACAAGGGACTACGATGCCACGCTGGCCAATGCGGGCGACACGGTGAACGTGCCGATTCCGCCGGTACTGGTGGCGAACAACATTATCGAAGGCGGAAGCGTTCAGACGCAGAACCCGAACCTGGGCAATGCGCCGATCGTACTGAACACGCACGCCGAGGCGACGTTCCAGATACCGGACGTCACGAAAGCGATCGCGGTGCCGACGCTGTTGAAGATGTACATGCAGCCGGCGATGGTGGCGCTGGCGGAGCGTGTGGAGACGGACCTGCTGAACCTGTACAGCCGGTTTACGGCGAGCGGGCCGTTGGGCATCGGGGGCACGGCGCTGACCGAAGCGGTGATCGACCAGGCGGAGACGGCGCTGTTCACGGCGAAGGTACCGACGAGCGAACCGAAGTACCTGGTGGTGCATCCGACGGCGTACTCGGAACTGCGCATGATCGACCGCTTCACCGAAGCCGACAAGGTGGGACCGCTGGCGCAGGCGATCGACACGGGCGTGCTGGGACGGATCAAGGACTTCTTCGTGTACCGCTCGCAATTCGTGGTGCAGACCGGGACGGGCACGGTGACGACGAACAACCTGGCGTTCACACGAGACGCGATCGCGCTGGCGATCCGCCGGCTGCCGAAGCCGCTGCCGGGGACGGGTGCGATTGCCGAGTACGCTGAACTGGGCAACTTCGGAATGCGGGTTGTGATGAGCTACCAGCCGAACACGCTGGCGCAGCAATTCACGGTGGACATCCTGTACGGCTGCGCGGTGCTCAGGAACAACCACGCTTTGCAGGTGTGGAGCTAGGCGCGCATTTCTCACACGAAGGAAGCAGGCGTTATCGAGCGGGGCGAAAACACGGGGACAGACGGCTGAAGTCCACACGGCGCAGAAGAGGCAGAGGGTGGATCGAGAGAGTTGTGGGCGCCTAGGACAGAGACGTCAGTCCCCGGTTTTCGTACAGGTGTGGAGCTAGGCCGGAAGAAGCGGCGACGGGCACCTTCCCAGAGGGCGCCCGCAGGTTAGGGTTCGGGCTCGGAAGTCCATTGGATCAATCGAGCAACGTGGGGACCGCTCCTTAACTGTCGCGGCTCGTAAGAGACGCGGATCGGTGACAGCGATGGGACTGCTCCCTGACGGTCGCGGCTCAGCAACGGATGCAGATCGGTACCAGACGCGGATCGGTGACAGTGGGGGGACCACTCCTTAACAGTCACGGCTCCGTAACAGACGCGGATCGGTACCAGTGCGGAGATCAGCAAGAGCAAAGGGATTTTCAAAGAGAAGAAGGGAGCAAAGCGATGGATGTGAGGCAGTACTACAAGAAACTGCACGAGCTGGAGGCAACGCTGCCGGAGGCCGATGCGGTGGTGGTGAGCTTTGAAACGCCGGACGGCGGCAAGGCCGGGGTGCTAACGGAAGTGCCGCGGCGGAACGCGTGCCAGTTGATGCTGGAGGGACGCGCAGAGGTGGCGAGTCAGGCCCAAGCGGAGGAGTTCCGGCGCGACGAGGCTGTGAAGCGACAGGAATTCAAGAAGATCCAGGCGGCGGGCAAGGTCCAGTTTCAACTGGTGCCGGGCCAGTCGAACAAGCCTGCGCCGGAGACGACGGAGAACTAAGGAGGCGCGGAGTGGCTCTGCTAGTGGACGGATGGTGGTGCGAGGCGGAGGAGCTGCAGGCCTACGACGGCAGCGCGACGAATGTGGCGGCCGAGGAAGGGATCGACCTCGGAGCGAAGATGAGGCAGTCGGAGGCCTGGATCACGGACAAGGTGGACGACTTCCTGCGATGGGAGTCGAACTGCGGCCAGAGTGTCTACCCACACAACGGGTTGACGGCGGCGAACGCGGTGGTGGATGAACGGCTGAAGCGATGGCACCTGACGCATACGCTGGCGCTGGTGTACCGGGACGCGGCGTTCAGCCAGGTGAACGACCGGTATCAGAAGAAATCGGACGCATTCGACAAGGACGCCGCGCGGAGCAGAGCGGAGTACTTCCAGGGCGGCGTGCCGTACGTGGGCAACCCGCTGCGGAAGCCGGCAGCGCCGACAGTGACGGTGACCGCCGGGCAGCAGGGTGAGGCGGCGTACATCGTAACGACGACGCAGGTGGATTCGCGCGGGGACGAGAGCGCGCAGTCGGACGTGGTGAGCGTCGAGGCGGCGGCGGGGAACGGATTGACAGTGGCAGCCAACGGGCTGGCGGCCGGCAACGGATGGAACGTGTATGTGGCGGACAGCAACGGGGTGATGCGTAGGCAAAACGACGCGCCGCTGGAGGCGAACGCGGTGTGGGCGCTGCCGGATATAGGGCCAGCGACGGGGCCGGCGGCGACAGATGGACAAGCGCCGGAGGGGCGCGTGAAGGAACGCAGGATTCTGCCTCGGGGGTAACGATGCCAACACCAACCGCGACCGTAGTGCAGACGGCGATGGATCTGCTGAATGCGACAAACGGGCTGGCGGAGAGCCTGTCGGAGTACTCGGCGACGATCCAGATGACAGGAGTGGCGTTGACGGGCGGGCCGCCGCCGGGCGTGCCCGTGGTCGAAGCCAGCCACGTTCCACAGGAACTGGAGGAACAGCAGCAGAAGGTTGCGTATCCGGTGTGCAGGGTGTTCTGCGACCAGATCCGCAACAACGGCAAGGTGAAGTTCCGCTTGTTCTCGGGAAGCTACCGGGTGGTGGTGGAAGTCACGCATTCGCAGGACCGGCTGGAGGGATTGAGCGACACGCTGCAGGCAGCCGTGGACGCGGTGGGAGACGTACTCGACAGGAACCACGGGAATCTGGGCAACGGCATGGTTTTGCAGCCGGGCTACGAAGTGCAGATCGATGCGGTGAAACAGGGCGGCTTGCACTACATCGAGAAGGCCCGGGTGATCAGCCAGTTGAGCTGGGAACGTTGAAGGGAGATGGGGATCGATGGCAAATTACGTTCTATCCAAGAACAATCGCTACTACGTAGCGCTGGAGAGCAGTTACGGAGTAGTCCCGACGGTGTCGGCCACGAATCGCGTTCCAGGTGTGCGGCTGGCGGTGGCGACGCAAAAAGTCACGGTGCCGCGGCGGGACAAGACGGGGACGCGGACGTTCCTGGGCACGCCGGGCACATCGAGGAAAATCGCGAGCTATGAGTTCGAGACGAGCTTAATGGCGGGGGCCGGCGCGCTGCCGCCGGCGGTGGGGCAGATGGTGCAGGCCGCGCTGGGTGCGGCAGTGCCGCTGAGCGTGCAACAGCCGGCAACGGTGAACGGGAACGGGGCGGAACTGGATTTCGCTGCGCCGCACAATCTGGCCGTGGGCAGCGCGGTGACGGTAGGCGGCGAGATGCGGATTGTGGCGAGCGTCCTCAGCGCAACGAGCGTGGGGCTGAGCGCGCCGCTGGCGAATACGGTGAGCGGATCGGTGCAGGCGATGCCGGCGGCGGCCTATGTGCCGGGAAAGGTCCTGCCAAGCGTGAGCCTGTTCGATTTCTGGGACCCGAGCAGCACGGTGCAGAGAATCGTGCGCGGTGCGGGCGTTGACGAAATGGACGTGCTGGTTGATGGAACAGAGCACAAACTTGTGTTTCGCGGGCCTGCGGCCGAACAAATTGGCTCAGCCGCGTTTCAGCCATCGCAGAGCGGGCTGACAGCGTTTCCAACGGAACCGGCGGTGCAAGCGGAGACGTGGACGCCGGTACCCGGCAATCTGGGGCAAGTGTGGCTGGGGAGCACGCCGAGCCAGGTGCTGACGCTGACGAAGGCGCTGGTTCGAGTCAAGAACAACTTGATGACAAGAAGCTTCGAGTTCGGTTCGACGCAGCCTCTGGCACTGTCGCCGGGCGACCGCGACGTGGAGGTGCAGTTCGAGGTGTACAGCACGGACGAGAGCGTATTCGCCGAAATGTACCGCGCCGCGCAGACCGAGACGCCGATCCCACTGACGATCCAACTGGGCGACCAAGCCGGGGCGATGGCGGCGGTGTACATCAAGACGTTCGTGCCACAGATGCCGCAGTTCAACGATGCGGAAACGCGACTAATGTGGAGCTTCTCCAGCTCAAGGGCACAGGGAACCGGCGATGACGAAATCTACTTCGCGTTCGGCTGATCCCGCGGCGGAGCCGGGGCATTGCGAAAGCGCGGTGTGGCACGCGTCGCGAACGCGGCCCGGGGTGCGGTATCAAGTGCTGAGAATGTCGCTGCTGCGAAGGCATCGGCTGCTCCTGGAGCTGAAAGATCTGGCTGCCGAACAGAGGTTCCACGCAGTGCAGGAAGGCGTGGCGAGCGAGCTTGCCGCCGCGGAACTGCGCGGACGCATCGATGAAAAGGCGATCCGGGCGGGACTCGTGCAGATCGAAGGGCTGAGTATCGGCGGGGAGCCGGCGACAGTCGAGAGCCTGCTGGAAAGCGGGCCGGAAGATCTGGCCTACGAAATCGCGGCGGTGATCGCGGACGAAAGTTTTCTGAACGAAGAAGAACGAAAAAACTGACACTCGCATTCCATTTCCATCGGGAGTCTCCGGCCGGGTGGGATTGCGAGACGTGCAGAAGGCAACGGCTGGAGACAAAGCGCAATTGCAGGTGGGCCGGGGTCGAACCGACGCCAGCCCGGCCGATTGTATGGAGCCGCGGTGGCATATTCGCCGAGCAATGCCCGGTGAGCACGATCAGCGGGCGTTCGGCGGCATGGCTCGAATTGTTCGCGATGTGGCGCGGCGGGGTAGTGCTGAGTTCCGCGGAGTGGTGGGTCAAGGACCTGGAGGCAATGGCAGTTCTGCAAGGCGAGGAGAGGGCGGTGGATGGTGGGAGCTAACAATCCGCAAGAGAGCGCACAGGCGTCGAGAGAGATACTGGCCTACGTCCGCAAGCTCCTGGGGCCGACCCGAGCCGGGGGTAGCGCAGGCGGGACGCCGACGGTGAAGTTGCCGATTGCGAAGAGCGGAGGCACCGGCCAGCAGGCGCTTACGAGCGGCGAGCGGGCGAGCGCGAGCCCCAGACAATTGCAGGCGGAGGCCATCACGAAGCCGTCGAAGAGCAGTTCCGGCGGCTCAGGCGGTTTCAGTATCGGCACCAACTGGCTGCTATCGCCCATTGCAGGAGCTCTCAATTCGGTCCTCGGTTTGTTCGGGATCGGGAGTTCCCCATCGCAGGTGACGCGATATCGAGCACAGACCCGGCAGCCGTTCCAAATCGTGGAAGCAATTTCACCGGAGACGGGGGCAGGAGTTCAGACGCTCAACGAAGGCGCAAGCGGGCTATTCGGTGTAACGAGCGGCACGAGCCCAACAGGGCCGGCCACCGCCGGTGGCGCGAGCGGCGCGGGCGGGGCTAACAGGCCGACAAGCACGGACTGGGCGCGCAGATTGACCGGAAGCGTCGGGTCCCCACCACCGCGGGCCGGCGCGGTTGGGAGCCGGATGGGCAGCACTGAGGGTTCGACAAATCAGCGCGGACCGCAGAAGGAGACGGGGATGGCCTGCATCGAAACAGCGGCGCACGGCATTGCGACTCTGGCGAGCGGCGAAGGCCGGTCGCTGATGAACGACCGGCAGAATCTGGTATCAGCACTGCGGCGCAGTTTGAGTGATTCGCGAGGATTCTCGGATGTGCTGAACGAGTTTCAGGATGGCCTATGAGTACACTACCTTTACTTTCGACAGGCGCGGTACAGCAATACCCGTACGTGTGCGCGATCGCAGGCCTGACGCGCACATTCCAATTCGCCGACGGGACGGAGCAACGGTACCTGATGACGCCGCCGAGGAAGACGTGGTCGGTCAATCTGCGGCTGCTCGAAGACACGGAGAGAGACGCGTTTCTCGAATTCGCGCAGAACGCGCTGAGAGACCAGACGGCGTTCGCCTACACAGACCCACAGGATGGAATGGTCTATCCGACGTGCAGGATCGCAGTCACACCCGTGACCGACCGAATCGATGGAATCGCGCGCACGGGTATCCAATTCCTGATCGCGGAGGCGCCCCAATGAGTCCGAGTTTCCCTCTGGTGGCGACTACAGTCAGCGTCCAACTGCCAGTCCAGCGCACGTGGAAGCCGGCGCAGGAATTGCTGATGACGCCGGGGGGCACCTGGTATCTGCGCACGCTACCGAGCGGCGAATTCTACGAATGGCATCTGAACTTCGCCGGGCTGATATGGGCCGAAGCGCAAACGCTGCAAGATTTTCATCACGACATGAGAGGCGCGTACCACAGCTTCCGATTCTGCGATCCGCTGAGGAATCTCCTGGCGTGGAGCGAGGACCTGACGCAGGCAGTGTGGACGGTTTCCGGCGGACTGGCCGTGACGCTGTTCGCTAATCCGGTGGCAGGGGTGGCGCAAGGCGTGCGAATCGTAAACTCCGGTGCGGCCGAAGGGCTCGCGAGCCAGACGGTGGGGTGCGCGCCGACGTTTCCCTACAGTGTCGCAACGAGGGCACGGAGCAACGGCGGGAGCACGATGGGGTTGCTGATCGGCGGACAACGGAGCGACGTAGCACTCACAGCACAGTGGCAGGAGTTCCAATTCAGCGCGATCCCCGGAGGTAGCGTCGATCAAGTCGCATTTGCGATCGCCATTCCCCAGGGCGGCGAAGTGGAACTGGCAGGCGTACAAGCTGATTTCGGCGCGGATTCGCCCGAATACAGGAAATCCGAGGGGCGACAGGGATTGTTCACGCAGGCGAGATTCAAGGACGATGCACTGGTAGTGAGTGGCGCGGATGTGGGCGTCTTCTCCATTCAGTCCAAAGTGATCGCGAGCGCAGAGGAGTAAGCGATGGTACCGATTGACCAGCTCAAGTACGTCGAGGAGTTGCTGACTCCAGTGCTGTTGTACGATTGCACGTTGACGGATGGACAGATCGAGTACTGGAGCACGCACAGCGCGACATACCAGGGCGTAACGTACAGCCCACGGATCATCGAAAACACGGGATTCGGGATTGGGCTACTGGCGGACGACGGAGCCGACTGGGGAAATCGGATTTCCCTTGTATTGGCAAACACCGACGGGTATGTGACTCAATTGCATCAGAACGAGAATCTGAAGGGTTGCCAGTTGCTGGTACGGTTCGCGTTCTTGGATCCGGAAAGCGCGCAGGTGATGGCGACGCCGCAGGCCGTATTCACGGGGATCGGCGATGCGCCGGAGCAGCTCACGACCACCCGGGCGAAGCTGAACTTCACGAGCCGATTCAGCCTGCAGCGTCTGGCTCTCCCGCAAGTACGAATCCAGGAGAGTTGCCCATGGGCCTTTCCGCAAACACAGGCGCAGAGAGTTGAAGCAGTGAGCGGAGGGACTCAGGGTCTATACAGCCGCTTCTACGCATGCGGGTACTCCGCAGACCAGCAGGGCGGGTGCGGGAACCTGCAGAGTGACGGGACAGCCTACACGAGTTGCGACGGGAGCAAAACGCAGTGCGTAGCTCGGGGCATGTGGAGTGCGGACGTGGCCGGCCGGACGACCATGAGATTCGGAGGGTTCGAATTCTTGCCCGCGACTTCGCTGGTAAGGAGCTTTGGGTCTGCGCAGAGATATTGGTCCCAGGCGGTCGACGGCAGAGCGAGGCCCAATGACGCAGTACCGCTGGTGTATGGCACGGTGCGGTACCCGGCTCCGGTGATCTGGGCGTGGAACGACGGGAACTACCTGATTTGCGAAGTGCTCGTTGGATCGGGGCCGATCCAAGGGCTCCAGAGGTTGTGGGTGGAAGGGATCGAGTTGCCGTTGGGCGTTGCGAGCGTCGACATGTCTGCAACTGGATGGTACAACGTGCTGACGGCGGGCGGCCGGAATGGGGCATTCGATCCGAATTTCAACGACAGCCAGGGGAATCCTATCAGCGATCCGCATGGGAGCCTGGCGGTGGTCAGCGTGCACGTGCCATCGAGCCTAGTCAGTTCCAACAGGCTACCTACGATTGAAGTGCTAGCGCAAGGGTTGTTGTTGGACCGCTATGACGGACAGGGCCAGCATCTGGACCAGTTCTTCACCAACGACCCGGTGTGGGCGCTGCTCGATCAATTGAAGCGATGCGGGTGGCAGAATAGCGAAATCGACATTGGCAGTTTCGGGAATGCGGCGGCTTATCTGGAACAGTTGGTGCCGGTGACGGACGCGAATGGAACCGCGATTCAGGAGCCCTTTGCAGCGTTCAACTACGCGTTGCTGGACCGCAAACCAGCGATCGATGTGGTGCGGGGGTTGCGGCAGGGCGCGGAACTGCTGATCCGGCTGAATGAGCGCGGCCAGATCAGCGTGGTGGTGGAAGGAACGATCGCGGAACAGCAACCGGCGCAGCTTGAGCACTCGAACACACAGTCTTCTTTGGATGGCGGCTGGCCGTCGTTTGAGGCGAATGATGGCACGACCGGGGACTGTACGATCCTGGCCGGAGAGGACTGCGACATCGCGCTGAGCCTGTTCTGCGAGCCGACCAGCACAACGCCAAACCGCCTCAGCGTCGCGCTACAGGACTCGCGCAACGACTATTTGAACGGGAGTTTGTCGCTGGTTGACGCAGAAGACGTGGCACGGGCTGGAAGCGAAGTGCCGGGTATCTTCAGAGGTCTTGGAATTCCGAGCCTTACCCAAGCGGAGCGAGTCTTGTCGAAGGAACTAGCGCGGAGAGTCGATGGTAATCTATTCGCGGAATTCTCCACGACCGTCAAAGGACTGGGGATGCAGCCGGGCGACATCATCGCCATAACGAGCAGCGATTACGATATGGCGCGCGCGCCGTTTCGAGTGCTGCGGTTGAGCCTGGGTCTGAACTGCGAAACGATTTCGGTCGTCGCGCAGACTCACGACGACGGCTGGTATAGCCCGGGAACGGCGACTGCCGGCAGTTCGACGGGGTGGCCATCAGCGGTTGATTCGGGGCCACCGTTCCCGATCGCTGGATACACATACGACGAGAGTACCGGTCCAGCGCTGTATGTCCAGGAACAAACCGAACCGCAAGCAGACGGCGGAGCCAGTGAACTGCTGTTAGTCCAATTCCGACCGCCGCGCCAACAAGTTGCGTCATTGCCTTCACCCAGAATCCAACAGACCGCACTGATTGCGAGCAGCGGCCAACTCCAACCTGGCAAGAAGGCCCTGTACTACGCTGTCACGGCAGTGGACAGTAATGGCGAGGAGTCCAAGGTTTCACAGGTGATTCAGGTAGCAACGGGAGCAGTCGAGACAGCCTTCGGTGTGACACTGAATGGACTGGGAGCGCCGCAAGGCGCCGCAGGTATGCGCGCGTATCGAGGGGATAGCGCATACGATCTGCTCTATCTTTGTGACATAGACGCAAGCCTGAACACGTGGACGGACTCGGGCGGAAGCGTCTCGCCGATGCGACCGCCCGATCCGAGATACGACCACGCGGATTTCTATTGGCGGACGGAACTGACTGCACTTCTGGAGGTGGCGAGTCTGTCGGGAACCACGCTGACCGTAGCCAGTGCGAGCTTTGAGAACGATCAATTCGATGGCAAAGCGCTGGTCGTTGTATCAGGTAACGCGAGAGGCTGGCAGACCATTGTCGCAACCAATACGAGCACGGGAGTTACGGCGAGTGATCCGTTCCCTGATACCCTCTCAGCAGGCGACTCAGTGGTGATCGCCGACGCCAGTTGGCGCCTGGCCGGCAGGAGTTACTCAGACCAGATCACGTGGGAGGTTCCGAACCGAGCGGGCCTGGCGATTCAGATCAGCGGCCGGTCAAGCACGGCAAGTGGCATGGAAGCTCCAATCGAGCAGTCATATCTATACCGATACACGATCACGGGAGGGGTTGGGAGCCTCTTAGACAGCCAGTTGCCACCAATCGCTTCACTGGACATCGAGGCCCCGGCGGACGGTTCGCTGTTGTTGCAGAGCATCACGACGCAGACTCTGACCGGAACGGCAACGGTGACGGCGGCGGTCCTGGTCACTTACTCCGTCGCTGAAACGGAGGTTCCTGTGACGTTCGCACTGCCGGGGGCTCTTGGGCCGAACGACGTGACATTACCGGCGCAACAGGGTTTGGTGTTGGAGCAGAACACCTACCTGCAGGTGGATACCGAGATTATTCGAGTCGATACGCCGACTGCGGACGGAACCGCTTACGGAATCGAGCGGAACGTCGCCGGAACGGCGGCGGCAGCCCATGCAAATGGGGCGTTAGTCACGATTCTCGAAAGAAGCTTGCAGGTGGTTCCACTCGGAGCTGGGTTCTTCACCGATCCGACCCACGCCGACTTTCAATATAGGCTCCTGTTCCCCAACCGGCGGGTCGCCGGGTCGGAGTTTTACCTGGAAAACGCGAGGGGGACAGGCCCGGGACAAGACACCAGCTACCTTCAAAACGGGCAGAATGGGTTGCACACGTTCGAGGGGGGCACAATCGTGTTGCAGACCGCAGGTGTTCTCTCGATCGAACGAGACGCGGCCAACTCGATTGTCCTGGACCGCACGCGGGTTGTTCGCGACGTGCAGGCGTTTGTCGATTCCGCTCCCTCCGGAGGCAATGTGATGATTGTCCTCAATGCAGATGGACAGCCGATCACGACCTTAGTCGTCGCGGACGGCAGTGTGCAGGCGAACCCTTTCATTCCGGCTGGCGCGCTGCAGCTTGCAGAAGGCGTGAAACTGAACTTCGACATCTCCGCCGTCCCCCAGGCGGCCGACACTTTCGCTGGTCAAAACCTCTCTTTGCAGATCAGGACCTGA